TGCAAAAGGTGGTTTGTATTTAACAAACCGAAATTTTACATAGTCTGTGTGCGACTCATAGACTTTATCTGATGGATAGGAAAGTCGTTGTGCATTGACAGGTTTTGATGACCTATTACCTATAAGATTGAATTTTACAGTCATTAGTAACTCTTTACTACGTGTCGTCCTTTAATTTTATCATAATAGGATTCACTAGTTTCTTCCCAAACTAATTCTTTATCATATGGGAAGGCGGTAGAACCAATATTTTTAACGAAGTCTTCAGTTGGTAGAAGGATAGCAGTATCCCATTCTGTTTTGCTTAGATCAAGCAGAAAACCATCTACATGATTCTGCAAGTATTTATGGAAGCATTTTTTAGGAATGTCTATTCTTCCTTCCATTAACTTTTGTACTACCAAAATTCTTTTCTTTGGGTTCATGTAGTGGAGGTTTGCTCCAAAAAATTCAGATGGTCCTGACTTAATAACATAGACAAGAGGATTCTTATCATAGTATGGTAGGTGTTTCATCTTTGCTTTGTATTCAAACATGTAGAGGTGTCCCTCTTTTGTATACCTACGAAGAGTGTTCTCATCTTCATTAGATGCTAGTTCATCTCTCACATACTTATCTAAATTCTTCCCATAAGATGAAGCAACTTGCTTGACAGTAGACTTATACCAACTGAGAGATTTCTTCTCTCCGCCTGCCATGTTACTAACTTTTTCAAACAATGTGTTTGATTTGTTGTACGTTTTAGTACGTTGGATTGATCCAAATCCTTGTGCCATTCTAGACTCCTAAGTGATCTTCGGTGAGGATTAAAAATTTCATCTGCCTGTCCTCACAGAAGTCCTCAGCTGCAGACCACTTAGCGCGGTTCTTAGCGTAAGTTAGAACTTCTCTTCTCCAAGAGGCAGTCTTACGTTTCGGTTTATCATTCGGTGCTTGTGTTTGTTTTTTTGGTTTAACTTCGATCAGATATTTACTGACCATGCCTGACTTAGATACAACTTTAATGTAGAAGTCAGGGTAGTAGCGGTGGACTCGTCCGTCTGTTGGACAACGATAAGGAATGATTACTTCCTCGCTACCCCATTGTACGATGCTTTTATTGTGATCACAAAAGTGCATGAATTTTCTCTCCCACAAGGAACGAAAGACTATCCTCGTAGGATTGCCTTTATATTTTTGTGGGTTCACAGGTTTATAAACACCTGAGTACGCCATAAATATAGATATAAACCACCATCTTTATTTAGCGTGTCAGTACAAAACTTCATGGATCTTATCGTTAAAAGCGGTGGTCTATCTTATAGTAATACTTACGATATAGAATGGGTCTTTCCTGAAGGATCTCTACTGGCGGCAAATCTATCAAAAGTAGGAATTCAAACTACTGGAGGAGATAAAGGAGGTACTTTAGCAAACTATAGAGGTGATGTTGTAAAATTATTTTGCGATGAAGCTCAACTACCTAATGTGTCTGCCTCTACTGGACAGACCACTGGCAAATTTCTTGGTGAGGGTCAAGTAAACTACCCACATACTAGAATTTTTACAGACTTTTCGTTGGGATGGATCTGCGATGCAGATATGACTCCGCTTAAATTCTTGAACGTGTGGTATAATACGATCTTCAATGAATATATTGCTGATGATGAAAAGATTGTTCCTATCGATAGTCTATCTAATAATTCATTATCACAAGTAAAAAATGAAGCTAGTTCTTCTACTGATAAAATTTCTCCAGATAGATCTGTTAGATTATCTTATCCATCACAATATCAAGCAACTTGTATAATAACTAAAGCAGAAAAAGGTAAGAATGCCTCTAATTCTAGAGCATCTATTTCATATACTATGCTACAATGCTTTCCTTATTCTATTGATGCTATTCCAATGTCTGCTGGTACATCACAGGCAACAAAGGTAACAGCAAACTTTTATTATTCCAAACACTCTATCACCTACAACAATATTTCGTCTTATCGAGGTTAATTATTATGGCATTACCATCTATTGCTACACCAACTTATGAACTTGAGTTGCCATCCACCAAAAAGAAAATTAAGTACAGACCTTTTCTAGTTAAAGAGGAGAAAGTTTTACTACTCGCAACACAAAGTACTGAACCAAAAGAAGTACTAGATGCAGTAAGACAGATTACTAAATCTTGTGTGTTGTCTAGAATTAAATTGGAATCTTTAACATCATTTGATTTAGAATATCTTTTCTTAAAGATTCGTGCAGCATCTGTTGGTGAAGATGTCCCAATGAAAATCACATGCTTGGATGATAACCAAACTAAAGTAGATTATGTGGTTGACCTTTCAACAGTTAAAGTAGAAATTCCTGAAGGACATAGTACTAAAATTGAACTGACTGATAATGTTGGTATGATTATGAGATATCCTGGTATGGATGAGTTTGTTAACTATACCATGTTAGGACAGACTCCTGATGATCCTGATGAGATCTTTGGTGTCATTGCTAAATGCATTGATCAAATCTATGAGGGTGATGACGTGTTTGACGAGTCTACAACCACTGAAAAAGAAAAGGTACATTTTATCGAGAGTCTTACGCAGAAACAATTTGAATCTGTTCAAAAATTCTTTAATACTATGCCTGTTCTTCGTCATAAATTTGAGATTACTAATCCAAATACTAATGTCACATCTTCTTATACGTTGGAGGGTTTACAATCTTTTTTCGGATAAGCATGTTCTACAATACACTAGAGAATTATTATAGAACTAACTTTGCTCTTATGCAGCATCATAAATACAGTTTGACTGAAATTGAACATATGATGCCGTGGGAACGCACGGTATATGTGTCTTTGCTTAACCAATACATTAAAGAACAAGAAGAAAAGCAAAAACAACAAAATGCCTGAGGTTAACCCACAAAAGCAAAAGCAACTTAGTGAACTCATCTCTCGTATGGAGAAGGGTTTTGATGAGAACATGCTTGATCCTTTGTTGGAATCCATTTACAATGAACCAGAAGAAGATACTTTACCTAGTGAATCAAAGGTAAAGTATAAGAAGAAAAAATTTCAAGTAATTAGGGTTGCACCCACCGCTCAAGGTGATAGTCTAGCAGGATTTCTTGGCGGTAAGATTGGTGAATCTTTTAATATGGCAGCGCAAGCACGAGCTGCTGATCCAAACGAAATTAAGAAAGATAGATTACATTACCTAAAGAAAGCAGCAGCTTTTAATTTTGGTGGAGACTTAGTTAACAGGACTAAAGGTACGTTTTCGTCAGATCCTACTGATGTTCAAGACCCAGCACTAGGTAAGTCAGGTAGATTTTCTGCACAAGTACAACCAGATTTTGAGATGCAGCAGGGACCACTCCCCGCACCTGAAAATGAAAATGATAGTGGTATTGGAAAAGCATTTGCAAATCTGGTAACAAGATTTGATCAGTTAATTAAATCTAAAGATAATAAAGAAGAGCAACTAGAACTTGCAGTAGACATTCAAGACACTACAACAGAGAATGTCGAAAAGCATATAAAAGAAAGCACGAAGATTAAGAAGAAAGCAATTGAAGTTCAGAAGAAATTCATTAGTCTTCAAGCAGACGAAAAAGATACTAAACAAGCAGAAAAAGTAGAAATTGATAGTGAAAGAATTGAGGATGTTGCTGACACAGAAAAAATAGACAACAGAAGACCCGATGAAGAAGATTCAGAAGAAGATAAGGAAGAGCCAAGTATATTGGATACTGCTCTTGATTTCTTTACAGGTTCCGATATTGCTGGAGATATTGGTGACAGAGTTGCAGGTAGAGTCGGAAGGCGTGGTGCAGGTAGAGCAGTTACAAGAACAGCAATAAAGTTAGGTGGTAGGAAACTTGCCAAGACTGCTGCAGTTAAAGCATCTCAGGCATTCATTAAGAAAGCAGCACTAGGTTTAATGCGACCTCTCATTAAACGCATTCCGCTTATTGGTGGTCTGATTGACTTTGCAGTGTCACTTATGTTAGGTGAACCACTTGGCAGAGCAGCAGCAAAAGCAGTTGGTGCTACACTTGGTGGAGCATTAGGAACACTTATTCCTGTCCCCTTTGCTGGAACTATTCTTGGTGGTTTCCTTGGTGACATGGTTGGTGGTGCTGTTTATGACGCACTTACTGGTGGTAGTGGAGGGGGCGAGACTAAACCTAAAGATCCAAAAGAATCTGATGCTGGCACATCATCACCAACAGCAGGACTATCTGGTTTTGAAGATGAAGCAGGCACCCCACAACCAGACCCATATGGACCTGGACCTGATATTAATAGACCTTTAGAAGCACCACCAGAAAAACTTGCATCAGGTGGATATCTTGCAGGAGAAGCAGGTCCAGAATATAAATTTGATTTGTCATCGGAGACTGGTAAAAAAGTTGTAAAAAATGTAGCTAATGTAGACAACGCTGCTCTGTCAGGTGTACCATTTATTCTTGGTATTGTTGATAAGATTGTTAGTCAAGTTGGTGGCAGTGCGATTAAACCATTCTTAGATCAAGAGATAGGACCACTTGCAAGATTGTTTGGTCTAGCACAATTTAATGTTCAGGGTATGGTTGGTAAAGGATTAGAAGCAATTCAATCTGTAGGTACAAAATTTGATGTAAATATGGGTGGAACTGGTGATGAAAATGCATCATCAGAAGAGACTATGGCAGGGGGACCATCTTCTACCCCTGTTACAGGTATCCCATTGGGTGAAGGAGATACTGCTACTGGTCAGACGTTACATGCTGGTCTAGTACGTAGAGGATTTAGTAGAGAAGAAGCAGCTGCTATTGTTGGTAATCTATGGGCAGAGTCTAATTTCAAAACTGGTATTAGGAATCCAACGTCAGGTGCATATGGTTTGATGCAATGGTTGGGTGGTCGTTACGATAAACTACTAGCATTTGCAGCAGAGAAAAACAAACCTGCTAGCGATTTAGAAGTACAACTAGATTATATTGCATGGGAATTGAAAGGTGGCAATCAATATGAAAGTGCACAGTTCCAGAAAGCAATGGCATATGGTCCAACAATCGCAGATAAGACTAGAGGATTTGCATATGAAGTAGAGCGAGCAGGAGCAGGAGAATTACAAAGTTCTATGTCAAAGAGGGTTGGTGCTGCTCAGTCTGTAATGAATGCACCTTCTTCTGATACTCAAATGACCCCACCTCCTCCTCCAAGAACGGATGGATCAGGAGAAGATGCAGAAGATAACGGGGGTCATGATGCTAATAATCCTGGACCTTCGGACTCAAGACCTGCCCCAGCAGCATCACCAGCAGATTCATCTGACACTTTACAACCTCCCGCTCCAATTCAAGTAATACCATTGCCAAAAAACTTGCAAGGTATGAAAGAACGAGGTAGTGGTAGGGTGACATTCCAACCAATTATTATTCAAGGTCAGTCACAACCTATTGGGTTTCAAAAGAATACATACATTGATTCCGAAAGCACTAGTAATTTCTTCTATGATAAAACTGGAAACAGAACTACACTTGAAAAACTAAAGAAAGAAAGGTTGCAAAGAAGTTGATAAATACCTAAGGTATTCAAAATCATAATCCTAGTTACCTAAATTCCGAAAAAAAATCTCCGCAAAAAAATAAGCAAAAAGGTCGAGCATGGCAGCAGGGACTGAAAGTTATTCAAAACCACAATATGGTAGTCTTGCTGGTGCAATGGGCGAGAAACTTGGTGGTGCCATTCAATTGGCAGCGGGTGCTAGGAAAAGACAGAATGATGAGATAAAAGAATTAGAAGAGAAGGGAGAAGCAAGAACTCCTGAAGAAGACGCACGTTTTGAAGAATTAAAGGCGCAAAAAGAAGAGCAAGGTGGCGCTTTCTTCATGAAGAAAGCATTGGGTACTGAGTTTGGTGGAGATTTTAAAAGAAGAACTATGGGGTTCTTCCAAACAAATCCCGAAGAACAAAATGATCCAGCGTTAACTAAACAAAAAAGATTTGATGCTCTAGTAGCAGCACAACCTGCTCAAGTAGAAGGAGTTAAGCAGGGTGAACTTGATCTTTCTTCTGCTGGATATCAAGAACAAGGTGCTTTGGGCAAACTATCTGCTTCTATTGCAGAAAAGTTTGCAATTCTTAGTGCGAAGGTAGATCAGTTAAGACAGAAGGAGGATGCAGATAAAACTCCATCTGTAATTGTACAATTAGCAGAAAATATAAAGGGTGTTGGTACATTCTTTAGTAAAAACAATCAAATTGAAGAGCAGCAAACTAAGGTATCAGAAGAGACTCTTGCTGAACAAATTAAAGCAAAAGATGCAGCAGAAGCATCTTCTATTGAAAATAGAGGGGAAGACGGAACAGATTCTGCCAGCACATCTGCTATTAATAATCGTAGAGATAAGAATGGCAAAAAGAAAAAGGGTCTTATTGGTTCAGCAGTAGATCTTGGTCTAGGATTACTTTCAAGAAGAAGAGGTAGAAGGGGTGGCAGAAATAGAATGCCCCGTATGTCTAAGGGTAGACAATACAGCAATCCTATTGGACCTTTAGGCAGAGGATCTTCTCAACCATGGGCAAGAGCTCGTGGGGGCACTGGCATGGGTGGATTCTCTCCCCGCATGCGATCTAGGGTGCTTCCTGGAAGAAAAGGATTGGCATCGGGTGGAGTACTATCTAAAAACCCAGAAAAATCACCAGAAAAACTTGCATCAGGTGGAGTCCTTGATAATCCAACTGCAGTTGGTGGTGCTAGTGATCAAGCAATCATTCCTAAAAATAAATTAGAGAGTGCTGTCAAAACTGATCCTGAAAATGTAAAAAAATCATCTCCATTTGCTAAAGCATTACAACTGCCTACGATGGCAGCAGGTGCTATCATGATGGGCACTGCGAGTAATGTAATCAACCACATGGGTGGTATCGGAAAAATTTTCCGTCCAGTAGTTCAGAAATTATTTGAACCTGCTGCAGCAGCATTTGGTATTCCTGGATCATTAGTTTCTGCATTCTTTGGTGGACCTGCTAACGCAAAGACCACTGATACCAAAGGTGGAGGTGGTAAAGGTAAATCATCAACACAAAATAGTTCTGCAAGTTCAACTACTGGCGGTGGAGCTACTGGATTCATGGCACCTGGAATGATATCTAATGGTGGATCTGTCGATGGATATCAAATCACATCTCCTTTTGGTCCTCGCAATACTGGTATACCAGGTGCTTCTAGAAATCATCTGGGTGTTGACTATGGTGTTCCTCAGGGTACAGCAATCGCACTGAAGAAACCAGGAAAAGTTATTGAAACTACTGTACCTGCAATGGGTAACCTGGGCGCAGTATTTGTTAAGCATGATGATGGGACTAGATCTAGATATCTACACATGAGTAAAATTTCAGTTGGTCCTGGTCAACTTGTTACCAGTGGAACTGTGATTGGTAAAACTGGTGGAGAACCTGGAACTCCTGGTGCTGGTCCTACTAATGGTGCTCACCTACACTTTGAATACTATCCATCTAGTACTGGTGGACCTGTTGACGGATCTGGGGTTGCTTCATCGTACTTCACTGTAGGTGGAATTATTGAACGACCTGCTCCCGCACCACCAGTTGCTGCTACTCCAGCAGCTGCTCCAGTAACACCATCTGCTGATACAGCTAGTGGAGCTCCGATCATTCTTGATCCTATAGTTGCACCAGACACTGGAAGATTAGCTAAACCTCGTAAAAGTGCTAAACCAACTACTGCAACATCACCAACACCAGCGTACCCTACTGAAGATCCAAACAATCCATACCCTGAAACCACTTTCTAATGTCAACTAATTCTTCTAAATTTTTTACACCGCACTCGGTTTTCATTACTTCGGTTGATGGCGTATCCTTTGATCTTACTTCTGCAGTAGGAGCGTTTTCATATTATGAAGATATCTACAAACCATTCATCTCTGCTAGTATGGTAGTCATGGATAGTGGTCAAAACTTTATTGGTGCTTTGCCTATTCAAGGTGGAGAAATTGTCACCTTTAAGTTAGAAAATGTAAAAAAACAATTAGTAACTTATGAGTTTTGTGTTTATAAGGTATACAATAGACAGGTAATGAGTAACAAACAAACTTACTGCCTTGCAATGATATCGAAAGAAGCAATGGTTAATGAGAAAACACGATGCTTAAAGAAACAAAAAGATTTACCTGATCAAATTGTTAGGAGAATTTTAACTGAAGATCTTGGTGTAAAGGCAGATAATATTATTACAGAGACATCTAAGTTTAAAATAAACATGTTTCCTAATGGAAGGAAACCACATGCAGTTATACAATCATTGATGGCACGTTGTGTTCCTAAATCTGCCAAGTTCAGAAAAGGTGGTGGAGTAAGTGATGCGAAACCCAGTGGAGAACTTGGAACTAATGCAACTAAATCATCTGGTACAGCAGGATATTTATTCTTCCAAACTAAAGATGGTTTTGTATTTGAATCTATGGATAGGTTATGTTCTGATGGTACTGATACTTTTGGTGGTAAACCACCAGTAGCAGAGTATTACTCTCGCCCAGCAGTAGATTCTATTACAGAGTCTTCATTCAGTACTATTGAATTTTATAAGTTTATAGATGAAATTGATATCATTGATAAAATGAACAATGGAATATATTCAAGTCACATGTGTTATTTTGATATTGCTGCTCAAAAATATGAAGAGTATAATTATGATATGAAGCAAACATTTGATACTATGTCTCACTTGGGTAGTCAAATTGATGTACCTAAATTTCAAAAAGAATTGAGTTCTACACCTAGTAGAGTCATGACAATTCTATTAGATTCTGAGATGTGGTATAACGGGACAGGTATTGCAAACCCAGAAGAAGATGGTGATGCTGAGTTTCCTGATTTTGCCAAATATTATACTGCACAGGCAATTGGTAGACGTTACTTGATGGAGAATCAGAAGTTAGAGATCATGATCCCTGGAAATTCAGATCTTAAAGTGGGAGATAAGGTTAAAATTTTACTTCCTAACGTAGCAGCAGAAGATATTAGAAACTCTAAACAATATGATGAAGAAAATAGTGGTACATATCTTATTGCTCAATTGTCACACAACTATCAACTAGTAAAAGAAAGCGGTGAACCTGAGTTTACTACCATGGCAAATTTAATCCGTGATACCTATGGGATGAAAGAATATGATTCTAATGTTAAATAGTAGTAGGACTAACTAAAATATGGATCAGTCTCTATCTTCACTATATCCAATACATCAGATTGGTTCTGACGGATTCTCATGGTGGATCGGTCAAGTAGAAAGCGATAAAAAAGATGACCCTAAAAGGTCTGGTCGCTTTCGTGTGCGTATTATTGGACAGCATCTAAAGACTGGTGAGAATGCTACCGCAACTGAGGAGTTGCCATGGGCACATTTAATGATGCCTGTCACCACACCATTCATTGAGGGTGGTACTGGTGGAGCATCACCTGGACTTCAGCGTGGTTGTTTTGTTATTGGATTTTACCTGGACAACGATAAGCAGAAACCTATCATCATGGGTTCTGTTGGTGGTGTCAAAGGAGCAACTAAGATAACTAATAATGATCCTGGTTCTGGACCATTAAACTTTACTCCTTTCGTAGATCCTAAGACCAACCCAAAACAAAATAGGTCTATTGAGAACCAGAGTGGAACAAATGAGGATGGTGGTAACACTGACAAAGGCGTAGTTGATGCTGACAGAGCAGATGTTAAGAACGGAGCTCCACCTGCATTACTAGCAGCATATGGCAAGCATTCAGAATCTAATCCTTCTGGTGGACAAAGTTGTATTACTATTGCTAATCCTAATTGCGGTCAAGAAAATAACCTCAAGTCTGGTCTTACTAGAATTGTAGGAGATATGCTCGCTGCTAACCAAGCATCGGGTGGTAACATTGGTGATTATTATATCAGTAAAGTTAATGGATTGTTGTATGATGGTGTAGGTATCGCGAGATATCATATCGGTCGTGTTATTAGACTAGTAAAAAGTTTTATTGCTAGGGGAAAAACAGAAGTAACCAAGGCACTACGTGGTGCAGTTAATTTCCTCACTGATGCGCTACTAACTGAAGAAACTATTGTTGGTAACACTGGACCACTCGCAGATCCAGATAAAGCATTTAAACCAATCAAAGAAAAAGGCAACAGGTTTAAGAAAATCAAGAAGATATTTGACGATATCTTTGCTGAGTTAGGGTGTAGCATTGCTGATATTACAGACACGATTGCTAGGTTCATTACCGATCTTCTCCTAGGATATCTTACAGATGTATTCAACAATGCTGCATGCTTTATTGATACGTTGGTCGATGGTATTCTAAACGAGATTCTAGCAAAATTTGATGAACTAGTCAACAGAATCCTCGCACCAATTCAAGCAATTCTAGAAGCAATTGCTGCACCACTTAATTTTATTGGTGGTATCATTAATAAGTTCATGAAGTTGCTCGGTATTACATGTACTGGACCTGATCAGAAGTGCGAACCAATTTCTCAAAAGTGTACCGATTGTGCTACAGATGATGAGGGTGATGATCTTGATAAATTACTGAAGAAAATTGAAGATGGTGTTGGTGATCAGTCTCTGTTTGTATGTGACGAAGCAAAACAAATTCCATCACCACCAACTACAGACATTACTTTTGTAGGTGGTGTACCTAACGACTTCACCCCGATACCAAAGAATGAAGTTCCTTCTGGAGACGAAATTATTGATTTCTTTCCACCAGACGATGATGATGAGTTTGATGATGGGGATATTCCAGAAGATGTATTAGAAGATCCTATTATTATTGACGATGATGTGCTTCCACCACCTGTATTACCAGTAGGTGACGAACCATTCTTGACAATTGAAACTGCTAAGTCAGTCTATCAAGAGGGAGAAAGTGTAACATATCTAATTACAGGTCTCAATATTCCTAACGGAACTATTTTAGACTGGCAACTTTCTGGTGCTCAGATCACCACCACAGATATTGTTGGAGATCTAGGTGGTCAAGTTACGATGAATAACAATACTGCAGAGGTTCCAGTCATCATTGCTAATGATAATGTAACAGAGTTAGTACCAGAACTACTGAGAATGGTCGTTGCATCTGCTAATGTAATTACAGTTGATGGTACTGACTTTACTCCAGAAGCAATCACTGATGTAGTTATTGATTCCAATATCGGAGCACCAGTTGCACCTGACCCATCTCAAGTACAAGTTTGGAATATTACTACAGATAAGAATTCGTATGAAGAGGGTGAAGACGTACTAGTAACAATTACAACTGAAAATGTTCCTGATAATACTGAAGTAACATACTATATGATTGGTAGTGGAATTAGTGCTGATGATTTTGTAACCCAATCTTTATCACAAACCCTAGTAATTAAAAATAATGTTGCTGTATTTGTTCTTGGTATTGAAGACGATACAGTTGTAGAAGGTGTTGAACAAGCAACTATTATCTTAGTTGGCAAAGGAGTTGAAACATCATTCCAGATAACTGAGTCTGGAACTGGCGGAGAAAATGAAGATGGTGATGATAGTGGTGGTAGTGAAGAAGAGTTTACTATCACGAAACCAGTAGCAGGAGAACCTATTACAGATGAAGATGGTGGTATAATTTACATTCCTATTGTATATCCTGGTGGTCCATATCAGACACCCCCACAAGTCATCATTGGTGGTGGTGGAGGTTATGGAGGGAGTGCAATTGCACTTCTAGATGATACAGGATTTGTTAGTGAAGTTAGAGTCACTCGTCAAGGTGTCAACTATACGCCAAATACATCAGATAACAATGGAGTTGAATGTATTATCGATTCCTTTACTCTTCTTTCTCCTGGTGTTGGATACACTGAGGTTCCTGAAGTTTATATTAATGGAGAGGCAGGAGTCGCAGAAGCAACTATTGATACTAGAGGTTTCGTTATTAGTATCAGAACATTAGATAGAAATAGAAGATATAAATCAATGCCAGCAGTTAGTATTATTGGTGGTCTCGGTGCTGGTGCTAGATTCTTACCTAATATGGCATGCCTAGATAGTATTGAACTTGAGCGTAGAGGATATGCCAAGATTGGAACTGGTTCTTATATTGATTGCCCATAATGCCAATAACTAACAACAGCGGCAAAGCCAGCACAAAACAAGCAGACTTTCAGAAAAAAGGTGCAGCAAGACCACCAGGTGCTGATGCTTTAGATGAAGGTCAGTTTACTACTGGTAATTTTCATGTTATAGCAACCAAACATGGTTGGACCATGGGTTCATATGAAAATGAAGATGGAAGCACTGGATTTATCATGACCAATGGTCAGTCTATGTTCCATTTTGATGTCAATGGTAACATAGTATTAGCAACTGGTAAACCAGGGCAGTCAGGTTGTGGTGGTAAAGTTGTAATTCATGCTAAAGATCACCACGAAAAAACTGATTCATATGCATTGCATGTGCGTGGTAACGATGATGAGCAGACAAAAGAAGAAGATGGTAGTGTTACAAAATCAGCACCATACTCAATTTATGTTGAAGGGGATGTTGCCATTGAAGCACAAGGTGGTGATATTGGACTAAAAGGCGACAATATCACATTAAATGCTCTCAATAACCTCATTTTACGCTCAGGAGAGAATATTAACCTAGAACCTGCAGAAGGTCAAGGTAAAATTACTGCTGTGTGTACAGATTTTAACGTTGACTCATCTTTTTCGCGATTTACTACCAGTGGAGGATTTTACGTTGATGGTAGTGGTGAATTCAGTGTCAACCAGAAAACTAAACCTGGTGGTCAAGTTGCATTCAATACCCTTGGTACAGTTAATCAAGTGATGAAGGGTGACCTTAACATCAGGGCAACGGGTAACATTCAGTTAGAATCCGATTTTGGTCACCTATTGTATAAAGCAACCAAAGGTGGATCAGCAACAACTCTCAATGGGGACGAGAGCAAGACTGTAAGAGGTCTCAAGAGTCTGACAGTACTAGGTAAGGCAATCAACCTAGAAGAGCCTCCAGCAGCATATAAGATGATCCTAGGCAGTTCTGTAGGAGGATCTTTGGACATCGAGGGTGCATCCTTCTTTAAAGGCGGATTCAGGGGCACTACGATCCTAAGTAGCACCGCTATCAACCTGGTCGCAAAGACAGCAATCACCATGACGGGTAAATCAATTTTCCTAAACTGATTACAGGAATTCCGAAAAAAATTCTCTGCTAAAAAACGACCTAAAAAGTCGAGCTTGACAAATCCATAAAAACCCAGTAGGATGACTCTGTTAGGGGTTCAAAGGTCATAGTAGCTCTAAATACTTAAGGGAAATGAGTGAGAGTATGCTATCTACACAATACCGACTACGACTAGAGTTTATTTGTAAATGTATTGCTAATGGTGAGGAGGTAAAGTTGTCTGATATGATATGGGCAAATAAATTAGCAAAAGCAAATACTTCTGCTAATGAAATGTTAAAGATGGCACGTCGCCAGATCACTAACAAGATTGAAGAAGGTAGTATGGATGATTTTATGAATAGGATGGGATTAGGAGATCCCGACCCATCCAACCACAAAAAGGGGTTTACATCTGCTGATGATGTGTTAGAATGGTTCCAGCAAGACAAACCTGACGACTGGAGGCAACGTGACTAAGAAACAATACAAGCAATTGCTGCTAGACCACTTTACGGAGAGGTTGAATAAATTATCAGTGAAGGAACTGAAGGAACTTGCTGCGAGACACACATGAAGGATTATGTCAGTATCCAGACATGGGATCCAGAACTGGAGATGATGCGCTACCATTGGGTACACAAAACTGAAAAAGATCCTGTAAGATTTGTAAAAAATCTTAATCCAAATGAAATACATCTTGAAACAACATGGAAGTAATTATTGAAGGTAAGGTCAAAACTGTATACGCTGGTGATGATGCACAGCAAGTTATCATTGAGTATCATGATAAGGTGACTGCTGGTAATGGGGAGAAAGAAGATCATCCTTTAGGAAAAGGATCCCTCTGCTGTAGTATCTCTGCTCTTATCTTTGAGAAACTTGCCAAAGAACATATCCCAACTCATTATATCAATATGGTTGGTGCGAACAAGATGATCTGTAGAAAGGTAGATATTGTTCCACTAGAAGTTATTTGTCGCAATCGTGCTGCTGGATCTATTGTTCGTGAGACAACCCTACAAGAAGGTTACTCACTACCACATCCTATTGTTGAATTCTTTTTGAAGGATGATAACAAGCATGATCCTCTGTTGACAAGAGATCGTGTACGTCTGATGGGACATGATCCCGAACCTTTCATTGAGATGACTCTACGTATCAATGACATCCTTCGCTCATTGTTCTACATCTTAGGCATTGACCTGGTTGACTTTAAGATCGAATTCGGTTATACTGCCCATGGTGAGTTGCTACTTGCCGATGAGATCAGTCCTGATTGTATGAGATTATGGAAGATTGGTGGTGATGAAAGATTCGATAAGGATCTATTCAGAAACGATGAAGGTGATATTGTCCCTGCTTATCGTGAGATCCTTGAGAGACTACAACCGCTTGCTATTCAATGAAAAAATCAAGTCTTATAGGTACAGGTATAATTGTCCTTGTAACACCTTT